ACCCATCCATGGCACACAACGACAGAGGCTCACCGGTGGCTCGCAGGTCGAGCCCACGATCCTCGGCGGCGTGGAGCCGATCGCGATTTCGGGCGAGGCGCTTCTCGCGTCGTCGCCGGGTCCGCTCAAGGCGTTCCCGTGTGGTCGATTTGGTCATGCAATCGACCTTACCACCACCTCCTAAAAACCCGCCCAACGGCTGTTACAAATGGGGATCGCCATCTCTGAAGTAAACGCCGTTTATCTTTGGCAGTAGCTATCACCGCCAGGTGATGGCCATCGCTTGGCAGCGATAGCTACGTCGTGGCGCGGTGCCAATGGTCGTCGGTGACCATGGCATACGATCGCATCGCGACGGCGGCGCTGTTGCCGATCCATTGCGACGCGGTGGCGAGTCCATACCGCTCAATCAATTCCGTCTCACGCGTGGCTCGCATCGAGTGCCACGGCGCACGCCATGGCGTCACGCCGGCGATCGCCATCAGGTTAAGCAGCCAACAGGCCATGCCGGAATCGCTGCCGTCGATCAGATCACCGCACAGCGGGACATCTCGCGGATGACGCGCGAGGGCCGCGGCGATCTCGGGAAATAGCGGGATGGTCCGCGTGGTGTTCCGTTTGTGGTCACAGATGGCGATCCGTTTGCGGTCCCAGTCGATCGCGTCCCAGGTGAGGGATCGCAGCTCGGACGGAACGCGGATGCCACCAAATCGGCTCATGGCGATTGCAACCGCCATCGAGGGCGTGGCGATCTCGATCAGCTTGGCCGCGACACCGATCGGGACAAAATGCTTTTCGCGGACGTTGATCTTGGTCGATAGCTCCCGAGCCGGATTGTCGGCGATGAGCTTGCGGTCGATGCACCAATGGAAAAACGCGCGCCATCCTGCAGCGATCTTGCCTCGGGTCGATTCACCCACAGTGAGGGACTGGTGGCACTCGGTGACATCCTCGGTCGATACGCGATCAATGGGCCGCTGATCGAGTGCATCGCGCAGCAGTTCGAGCGACCGCTGGCGATCGTTCCAGGTGGCCATCGCCAACCGCTCGCGCGTCTCGGTGACGTAGGCGTCGATAGCGGTCCCAACGGTGTGGGTCGCGCCGAGGATTGCGGAGAGCTTGCGGCGCAGTGCTGGACAGATTTGGTCCAGCCACCGCACGGTCTGACGCGGCAGCGGGAGGTCGGCGGTTTGTGCGGCGAGGATCTCGTCGACGTGACGCTGGACCGCGACTGCGTCGGCCTCGGGGATGTCCCCCAACCAAATCGATTTGCGACCGGTGGCCGTGTACGCTCGCAGCCGCCACCCGGTGCGTGACTTGGTCTCACGCGTCAGGGATGACACACTTTGCTCGCTTTCGTGTACTCGCGAAATCGAGCAAAAGCATCACGTGCTGCGCTGCCTATTCCGAACAAACCAACAGCCATAAAGATGGAGTGCTGCCTGCCGTCCTTCGTGAATCGTATCTTTGGATCGAGCACTGCCAACAGTGGATCTGTTTCGAGTAGATCGTTGAACCACTGAGACTTAGCGAATGGCAACAACGCTATCCCGTTGCCGTGTGCCATGAACTTTTTTACCCATGGTCGTGGCTTACTGAATGGCGGATTCATCCAAACACACCCCCCCCATGGCATAGATAGACCATCATCTTCGATGGTGTACGTTTTCAACGCAGGAACACACGCGCCGGTTTTCGGACCACACACATCCAAGTCGAACTGCACACCCAACGCATCAAAAACCCACGCTGGCGTGTAGCATTCGTCACTATGCTTGACCATTGCTTTCCTCCGATGGTGCCAGCTCGTATTCGCTCAAAAGATTGTCGATCGTCTGTTGTGTCAATCCAATGCTGCCATAGAACACGCGAGCGCGTTGGACGGTCCACTCGCCGGACTTGACCTTGTTCAGTCCGTCATCGATCGCGGCCATCTGGCGCTTGAGCTGCTGGCGAGACAGGTTCGCGAACTCGCCAGGCGGTGGTTCGGCGGCTGCGGCCACTTCGCCATCTGGCCCGATGGGTGCCTCGGCTGCGACGGGTGCGGGTGTGCCATCAGGTGACACGCTGCCGGGCTTGATCGGATCGACGATCGAATCGATCATAGCCGAGTCCATCGTCGGGAACGCGGAAGCGATGACTGCCTTGGCCGTGTCGGGTGGCATGGTGCCCATGGCGATCGCGTTGACGATCTGCACTAGGCTGGCGACCTGGGCACCATTGAGCGCGGATTTCGCGACGTCGTCGACCGGTGCCAATGGATCAGCATCGGTGGCGATCGGTGCGTCGGTCGGCTCGGGTGCGTTGGGGTTGATCCACCCCTCCTCGTCGAGCTGCTGCGCGTGCGACTCGGGGTCGATGTTCTGCTCGATGAGGTATTGTTGCCGCGTCTTGAGTCCGGCGTCGATCAAACGGATGTTGGCGTCGGCGACTTCGCTGGGGTTGACGTCGCGATTGGGTGGCCATCTCCACACGTGCGGGATCTCATCCATCGGCTCGAGGGCCGGCAGATACCCCGTGAGCATCAGGGCCTCGTCAAGCCACCACTCGAAAATGCGGTCGAGGCATTCGATTTCCCATTGGGAGCGTTCAACGCTGATGGCTTCGTAGTAGGTCTGATGATCGAGGCGTCCCGAGCTGTAGTTGTATTTGGACGAGTCCGCTAGGGCTTTGTTGGATGGCATGTGGACGCAGCGTGCGATCTCGTTGAGGATCGCGTTGCGGAATCCTTCGTAGGTGGTCGTCGGTTGCTCGGGCTTGAATTGCGTCAGATCCCAACCGCGTGGCAAACTGACCATCATGCCACGATCAATTTGCACGCCGTCGAATGGATCGATGTCGTCGATCCCATCGGTCGATGAGTCGAACGCGTTGGATTGCGTTTTGAGAACCGCGCTGAAATCGGCGGCGTTCTCGGCGGCGGCGATGACGGCGAGGGTGTAGCGTCGCAGCTGAGCGAACAGAGGCAGGGCCGGAGTCATCTCGGGGATGCCACGTTGTTGACCAGGTCGCTCGCTGCGGAACAGATGGATCAGATCCTCGGGCGCGATCGTCTCGTAGTCCCAGGCTTTCCATGGCCACACGTCGCCGGGGTGACCTTTCAAAACATGGTACTCGATCGGTTGGCCGAATTCGTCAAAGATGATGCCATCGACCTGGTTGGGGAACCCGTCCATGTAGTTGGGGGTCGCGAGCATGTCGGCTTCGATCACACGGACATCGAGTTGAACCGGATTGCGCGATCGGCGGTTGTTTCCCTTGAGGATGACCGTCTCGCCATCAACCAGTTTGGCCAGGCGTGCAGTACGCAGTTTGTCGGCGAGCCGCACATCTTTGCACCACTTGCGCCACCGCTGCTCGATGGCTCGCGAGGCCGCTGGGTCGGGTAGCATGCACTGCAGCGATGGCCCGGTGCTGATGGTGTCGTTGGCAAGCGTGAGGGCGATCCCCTTGGCAAACGAATTGGACTCGAGGATCTCGTAGCGCGATCGCTGGCGCAGGGTTTTGCGGACGCTCGACGAATTGGCCGCAGCGGCAGAATGATGGTCGGCCCATCGCCAATGCTTGGCGGAGTCCTTGGTCTCGGCGGCTGCGTCGTACGATGCGCTGAGCGAATCGCGGCGGGCGCGTTGCATCGCTAATCGATTGGCGACATGGATCGCCGCGGTGTCGATGGTTTGGCCGTACTGGTCAAGGATTGGCATGTGGGCGACTCGCTAGAAAAAACAACAGAGCACCACCAAAGATGACGGCCGCGGTGGAACCGAACAGGATCCCCAGCAGGATGAGACCGAGGGACGCACCAATGGCAATTTGCCGGCCGGTCGATTTGCCGATCCACTGAAGGGCAATCCCGACGATGGTGGCCCACCAACTCACGATTGGCCTCGAGCCGAGCCGAAGATCAAGCGAGAAAACAACAGACCGCGCCGAGGCTTTTCAGCGTTGCGCTGCGATAGATCGTTCTGTGCGTCGGTCAATTCCTTGAGCGATCGCTGAGCAACGTTGACGCCGTCGACCGACATGGATTGCGGTTGAGCTGCAGCGTCGACGATTTGCTGGTCGGTTATGTCGGCCATCGGTTATTCCTCCGCGATGAGATCGCGCAGACGTGCAATCGCTTCGGCCTTGCGCTTGGCCGCGTCACGTTCGCGCAAGGCTTGAGCGATAATTTCGATTTCCTGCTCGAGCGGAGTACTCGGGCGGGAAACGATGCGGTCCATCGCCGATTGGAGCGACGCTGGCGCGTTGGACTTGCTGGGTCGCCACCAGAGGACGACCAAAAACACGGCGCAAAGCAACATAAGCAAAACGGCCCACATCATGTTTTCCAGACCTTAATCGTGATGACGGTGAAAATGGCGACAAGCACAAACGCGCAACACAACGCGAGAACCGCCTCGCCAGGATTCCAGAGCCAGTACAGGATGGACTCGACCGATGGCGGTCCGTCCGGTCGCAGTGCTGGGAACAGTGGCTTGCGTTCTGGATTGAGAAACGGGACGCGATCAATTGGTCGACACGATCCATCGGGGCAATTGTCCGGCCCAGACTCCAACACAATCGACGAGTCCTGAGATTGCTCACGGACCTGCTGCTGTGTCTTGTATGCGGTTTGCATTGCCGAGTAGAGCGCCGCAGCGGATGTCGGCATCTGCGTTTTTCCCGCAACGTACACATGACCGCCATCAGGATCCGAAAACACAATCGCTGGAAAATCGTCTGGCGAGACGATGTTTGCGTACCGTTCCCGGTAGAGCGGGTTGTCTTTGGTGTAGACCTGGAAATTGCAATTGGTTTTTAGTTGCTGAAGACTGGCGTCTCGGTTCCACCATTCCAAAACTTGAGACGATTTTGAATCGACACCAGCAAATAAACCGATGCTATAGCGGCGTGCAGTAGGTGTCGGCGTGACTTTGCTGGGTGTGTTCGCTGGTGCGGGTGCAGGTGGCGCGGCGTTGCTGACCTGAATTTCTTGTTTCTTAATTTCGCGCGCTGCCTGTTCGTTGACCGGCATCTGATTGAGCGGCGCATTTTTCAGCGTGTCGTAGTTGATTCCACCAGCGGGTACATCAGCCTGTCGCTCATCGATTCCCAGGACACGTTCAACACGCGGCGCCAGTCTTTCGCCGATGACCACACACAGAGCGCACAGTACAGCAACAGCCACAAGGCCGAAAGACAGAACGACCTTAACTTTGTGTTCCTTGGCATTGCATTCACTTACCATGGCCACGATTCCTCAATTGGTTCATACGATTTCCATATAGGTGCGGACGGTGGATCGGACAACGGCATGAGCGCGAACCCGCCAAACCCAGCCCATCGCTTGTGAAATTCGGCACGTTCGACGAACTCGTATTGGTTGGTCCGATTATTGTCGAGGATCGTCGCATACACCGTCCCGTTCTGATCTTTGACCCAGCCGCAAAACGTGCAGCAGTGGTTGGGTTTCCACCAAAGCAACGCGCCGCGTCGCGAGCTGTGGGCATCGTCAAGTAGTTGCAGGTTGGCTTTCTCGGTGTAGGCGTACTTGATCCCGGCAGCATCGAGCCGCTGCCGCAGTCGGTCGCTGTACTCGCCGCCGCTGTACTGCGATCGCCATTGCTTGGCCAGGTCAAACTGGTTTTGCCAGTGCAGACATGACGAAAGGGATGCATGGACACATGACCCTTCCCGCTGCGGGCTGAGCCAGTTGGTTTGGCGGATCGCATAGGGAGGATTGACTGCTGGCACCTCGGCTGCCGGTGCAGGCAGCGCGCGGTATTGCCTCGGCGCGGAACACCCGCCTAGGGCAATGACGAC